AATTTCGGATAGATTCAGATCAAATTGATGGAAATTTTGATTATAGATTTTTGTTGAGTCTTACTATTGATGCATTTAAATCAAATGTTGTATCAGTAACAACGAATTCGCACGGTCATACGAATAATACGAGTTCGGGATCTACATCGGCGCATGGCGGAACAGGAAGCGCAGGAAATCATTATCATAGCGTAACTGGTGCAACATCAGAATCGGATGGTACTCCAAACGTTAAAGTTGTATCGTGGGCCAGCAAAATATCATCTGCTGACAACCATTCACATCGCGCGCCGAAGCATAGCCATTCTGTGTCGGGAGAAACTGCATACACCGGAACCACGAGTTCCCATGATCATACTTATTGGAGAACTTATACATCGACTGGATCAGGCGGAGACGGATCAACTAGTGACAACGGATCGCATAGCCATAGTCATACAATAGGAGTACAAGTCTCTGGACCAGATCATACACATGAAGTATCTGGGCAAACTACTGATATCCATACAGGACACTCTGGACATTCTGTAACAGATAATCCCAAACCCGGACCACTAACTGTATACACCCAAGATTCCGAACAAGACGCAATAAATAAGTTTTTAATGTTAGAAACTACAGGAAGTCCAAAACATATAACAGTAACGATAACTTTAAATGGTAGTGCCGTAACAGGAAGTCCATTTACAGATTATTATATTGATGATACTATAAACGATATAGATATATCATCTTTAGTAAATATTACTGGAGATAACACGTTAAGAATTTCAATAAGTGAATATGGAGGAAGTAATCCAGTGAGAGCGGCTATTAATGGATCAATATCCTCCAAGTATGTCTTGAATAGTTATATTTAATTATTTTATTTGGACAGATTGTAAAATATCTATCGTTGCATTCCATCCGAAATTCGGAAATCCTCTAGTATATGGACTCGTTAAACTAATTCCTAATTCAGTTGATGTTACATCAATAGAAACCAACGGAATTTGTTGATACACTCCATCGCCAACACTTTCGCGGTATTCGAAACTATAATGAGTGCCAAAATGCGAAAATGTAATATTTTCTGCATCAGGGCATTCTAAAATTATATAGTCGTCTTCATAAATCTCGGCAATTCCCGGATTTATCAATCCACACAATACTAGCAATACAATTTTTTGCATGGCCCATAATAGAACGCTAATATTATTTAAACTTATCGGTTGGAGGAGAACTTATGGAAGAATTTACACCAGAAATAGAAGAGAAAAAAGTTTGTTATAAACATTTTGATGAAATTATGGAAATAATTTCAGAAGAAAATAAAGCAATGAATCGATCTAGTAAAGGAAGAAATTTGTATAGTAGAGAGAGAATGTTGAAAGAAGATCCCGTTCTCGGACAGTATGAAGTTTTGAATATTTTTCAATTTGAAGACGACGGAACAAAATTTAAAATTGCGTCTATTGCTTGGACGGATGACGACGGAAATATTCTTACAATGTCTGATCTGAATAAAGTTAATAAACATGCTATGATAATGCAGCACAGCGACGCACTTGAAGAGAAAATTAGAGCGAGAAAAATTGAATTGGAAGCAATGAAAGATATTGCAGATGAATTCCAAGCCGTGAAAATGATGAAGAAACGAGATAACCCAACTTCCTTAAATGAGTTGATAAAATAATGTCTAAACTGTTGAACTTTATTAATAAAGTGGAGAATGATTCGGGAGAAGAAATCCAAGAAATTGAACATCCGAAGAATTTTATGATACATGCTTTAATTGATCTATTAATATATAAAGGAATCTTTTCAATAGATGAATGGATGATTGCCCATGAAAATGCTGAAATTTGCGGCGGAGTGTTATCTATTGAACAAGAAATTGCATTATTGAATAATTTAATACATCGGAGGGGAATAAATGGCTAATGTTGGCAGTTGGCAACCCGACAGATTAGACACTATCCATTATATTCATAAGTTGGCAGAAGCTAGAGTTGGCGAGGGATATTCTGTTATTTCTGGATGTGATGTTCATGAAAAAGGAATTCCAGATATGGATGTAGTAGTAGATTCTGGCGAAATTTTTTATGGAGATGTCTATACGACTGTTGCAGGAAATAATGTTACAATTTCCGCTGCAAATGGAACTAATGATAGAATAGATGTTATTTATGTTGATAGTTCTGGAGTTGCACAAGTTCATACTGGAGATGCTTTACCCGTAAGTGATCCGTTGGGAAACACTGTTTGGACTCAATATGAAAGTCCATATCCGAAAACTGGATGTCCAACAGGTGTAATTATTGCGTTAGTTTATGTACCTGCTAATGATACTTCTATAGAAAATGCACAGATTGAAGATATAGCACAATATAATTTAAATGGAAGAGTACGGTATGCCACTGCTGAAATTCCATTTGATGATGCCGATGGAGAAGTTACTATATTAACAATGCCCGCCAATGGAATTGTGCGATTTTGGGCAAAAATTTGCGGAACTGCTTATGATGCTGGAACAGTAAGTTTGGGAGAAGATGGGGATGTTGCAAATTTAGCTGCAACTACTGTAGTTGATGCTACGGGATCGACTCCTGTAACAGTTACAAAAAATAAATATTATGCGGCAGCATCATCTATAAAAGCGTTTATAACTCCTGGTGCAGCATCTGAGGGGACATTTACAATTTTATTAGAATATATAACGGTGTGATTTAATGAAAAAATATATTTCAATTATAATAATAATTCTCATGATTGGGATCGGATCGGCTCAGAACTACATGCCGGAATTTACGATGGAGCCTGACGCTGGCATCGAGATGGACTCGACGACGCCGGGCGATATCGAAATGTGGGGGGGAGAGATAAATAATGCAACCATTGGCACAGATTTAACGATTGACGATAATTTCATTACAGGTATAAATAAAACGTCCGGAAATGGAGTACTCGTCGGATTTACGCCGGATTGTGATTTTATCGTCGATGGAACGGATGATTGTGTAGAAATTCAGGCCGCCATCGATTACATGTATAGCAATTATCTCGGAGGAAAAGTTAGCCTGCAGAGCGGAAATTATAATATTACGAATCAAATATACGTCAAAAATTGGGTTACTCTTGAAGGAGCGAATGTACCGTTCAGGGGATATCATCCGGGCGCATGGGATAACGCAAAATTACTTGACAACTATGTTAGCACGGCACATACGAAATTTTGGATCACAAATACTACAGACAGTGCATTTTTGATGGGGCACGGAACTACATTACGTAACGTTCAATTCGCGTATCCATCTCAAGTTCCCAATATTATCCCACCCCTTGTATATCCAGCTGCAATTCAATTGGGATCTTGGTCTAGTGATGTTCTGATCGATTATGTCAATTGCGGAAATGCGTATCAGTTCATAAATGCTACAGCGTCACATGCGCGTTTCGGGGTCACAAATTGTGTGGGGTACCCGCTGAAGACTGGAATTGTGATAGACGGCGGGACAGATGCCGACTATTTGTTCAACGTTCATTTCGATTATCCATATTTCCCAGAATCCATTTATCCAAATAACTCCACATATCTATACGTATGGGGGAGCGCAACGGCGATTGAAGTCGGGAGGTCGGATCACGGAAAAGCTACCAATTGCTTTTCTTATGGATATTATCGGCATATATTTGTAAACGATACAAATGATTTCCAGATTATTGGTGGTGGGGCAGACAATCCGTATGTTGGTATTGAAATCGTAAGTGCAGAGCGTATTATTGTTGATGGTGTAAAAATAACGTCGGTTCGTGTGCCAAATCCTTGGCCAGCAGGAGGAGCGAGTATTACTATATCTGGCGGGGGATTTAACGTTGTAAGTAATTGTATTTTTGCATCTGATGGACACGGTATCAAAAGTAACAGTTATGGAGATGTTTTCACAGGAAACGTTATCTGTTATTTTGGCAGGAACGCAACTACGATGCACGGCGGGATATATTTATATGGTGGGCAACACCATATAATTTCAAATAATTTTATTCGTGGGGACTCGTATGCAAACACCGTCGGAATATACAGTACGTCGGGAAACGACGTCGTCGTGATGGGAAACATCATAGCGAATATTGCTGGATATGGCATCGCTATCACTTCGACGAACGGCCAGATCATCGCAAACCATTTGCGGAGTACTGGAGGGATGTCAAATACTATGTCCGGGACGTATAATGTGACGTTGAACAACATAATCTGAGGTACGCCGTTCCCTTGGGCCTACAAGTGAGCGGATGGGGAAGACCCCGCCCGTCAGGGCGGGGATGAAAGCGAAGCCGCCCCAACATTTTTATCTCAGGACGTTCTATTTTATCACGCTTAAACAAAACCTGTTGCAACGGGGAACTGAAAATGAAACAAACTTTGATGGGGTTGCAGATCGTCGCCATATAAATTTTTTTCGCATATTTTTATCTCAAATTTAATATAATAATATTCTCATAAAAAGAGCGTAAACTATAAATACCAGAAGCGATATAATGGGGGATGCCGCAGTGCGAAGCGGCGAGGAGTAACATGTCTAGCATACTAAATAAGAAGTGGACAGTAGAGGGGCAAGCATCGAAATATCCGATTGGCGGAGAGACGGTTTCTCTAGTTTTTCGGGACGTTGAACTTACGGAAAAAGTTTGTAAAGTGATGGAAAAGGGAATTGCAAACAAGAAGTATGAAGACCTTTCGTCTGCAAACAAACAGTATGTAGACGGAATCGATAAGCTGATGTCCTACAATGGAGAATGGGAAATTCCAAAGTTTGTTGACCGATACCGATTTCTGTTTGATTGTGCTGAATTTCCGGACTGGACAAATGCTTTTATCGATATAGAAATCCCAGAAGGAAAAAATCTGATGTACGCAAGTGGTAAATTTGCAAAGTGGATTTATCCGATAACGGGAAGGGCGATTCAGCCCGGCGAAGATGTAGCAATTACGGACTTTATCAATGTTGGGGATAAGTTCGTTGGGTCGGTACTGAATCGGAATGGATGGGTGTCTCTTGATCCGAAGAGCATTAGAAAATTTGAGAAAGTGATGATTTCGATTGACGACGTACCAATTGAACTTGTAGCGTCACTTTTAGTAGTGAAAAATGCTGGAAACGTCACAAAGAAAGAACTTCAGGAATATCTTGCTGGAGTAGAATATCCTGAGACGTTTGCGGAAGATTACAAGAGACTTGTAGATGAGGGGTTTGTAGAGTACGTTGATGGAAAAATTGTTCTGAATGTTAAATTTGGAGAGTAAATCTCTCCTTAAAAATATTTTTTTGAGGTTATAAAATGGCCGTGATTAACAATCAATATTTGGAACCGCTACGAATCAGTATTTACGGAAAATCGAAAGTTGGAAAAACGACGTTAGCTGCGGGAATCCCTGAATGTCATGTACTAAATTTTGCAAATGTTGAAGTAGAAGATTTGCAGAAAGTTACTATCAAAGCGCATGGTGGGGATTCGCTTGTAGCTTGTGAGAAGTTGGCGGATGCTGGAAAATTCGATATGAATAACTATCATTATATAGTTAATTGGAACGATTATAAAGCAACCGTCGGAAAAATTGTAAAGAGTCTGCCGAAGAGAGAATCGAGTGATCCAAGACCGTGGATCATTTATGACGATACAACGAATTTTCGGATGATGGCCAGAGTCCAATACGAGGATGAAAAAAATAAAGTCCCTGGAAAGATGCAGTGGGGATTGATTTCTCAGGATCAGATTAAGACGTTGAACTTTGTGAACGAGCATTTGAACATTGTTTTGATTCACGAAACGAAAGATGAATATGTTGGCGGAGAAGCTACCGGAAACGTAATTCCAGCATATTTTCCGAATGTTGCAGAGGCGACTTATCAGGCGAAGATCTTTGGAGAAATTTTTATAGAGAATCGGAAACGGTATTTTAGAGTTGATGGAATGGCGTATGGCGATTATTGCGATCCAAGTTTTGATCCAGTGATTGAAAATCCTGACATGTTAGAGATATTTAGACGGTGTGAACTTCCTAAGAAATTTTGGCCCAAGAGTTGGGCAGAATTGAAAGATCCGGTGGAAATATGACCGAACTTAAATGTTTTAAATGTGATGGGTGCGGAAAAATTATAGAATCTGCCAAAGATAGTTATAAAATAGTGATGGTAGGAGAAAAATATTATACAGGTCCTGGAAATTCTGACTATGACCAAAAGGTGAAAATGTTAGATTTCTGCGAGAGATGCGCTCGAAATATTAAAAAATCATTGGAAAATATTTCGAAACGTGGTGTGCATCTATGACACAACTAAAATTTTTTGAATTGACTAATTATGGAAGTGTCATTATGTACACTTTTCATAGGGATGCGTTGGAGGAGATGGCAGAATATCTTAAGCAAAGATGGAAAGATAAATATGTGCAATCAGAAAAGAATTGGATGAAACTTTCGGTTAAAACTGAGAAAGACGGCGAGATGTTACTTAACAACGAAGATTTCCGGAGAGTTCTTTATGGCGAGTAAGACGCACACTTATCAAGATATTGATCAGTTGAGATGCCCGAATTGTTCTACGAAGTTGGGAGAAGACGATTATATTTTTGATGGTACTGGGGTTAACAGATTATATAATTGTTCCGAGTGTAATTTGGCCGTGAAAGTGCAAATATTGCAAAGTCCGAGAGTAGAATTGATTTATTAATATTTTTTTTTGTTAAGAAATTGAGGGAAAAGTATAAGTAGGATAGTGTACATTAGATGCATTGGTGATGTAATGACAAAACAGGGACAAGGACGATATACAAAAGATAAACAAATGGGATTCAAAGGGATAATATCACAAGTTGTCCAGATCAATAGTTTTATTTTTAAAAAGTATAGTAACTATAAACCACATTTTTATTATATAGATTTAAATGCGGGATCTGGATATAATGATATCGTTGACGAAAAGGGATCACCACTTGTGTTTATAGATGTAGCATCACAGCATCCCGACATTGAATTTTATTTAACTTTAGTAGAGATAGATAAAAATAGAATAACAGAGTTACAAAAACGAATAGATGAACATTCATACAATAATATTCATTGTACGTTTTTAAATAAAGATATTGCAACATTAACAGAACATGATTTAAATATTCCATATAATTCTATGGGACTTTTATATCATGATCCAAATGGATCGCCAGAATATGACAAACTGGTTGAAATATTTAATTGGAACAACTTTAAAAAAATTGATATGTTGTGTCGTTTAGGTGCAGCTGGAGTAAAAAGACCAGTCAATTGCAGAAATTCAAAATGTGGAAAATATTTTGGTAAACCGTGGATATATTACGAACAACACATTAATAAAAAAAATTGGTTGTATCAACATTTAGTTGGTCCATCGCAATGGACATTTATCATGGGATCTAACTTCAATTTGAAACCGTTGAAAAAATTTGGATTCTTTAAAAAAGAAGAGGATTTGAAAGAATATATAAAAATATCGTTTACTAATGACGATATAGAGTACATATGCTTACAGTTTGGAGTGTTGCGACGAGATTTAAATAAAATTGCTAAACTTGAAAATAAACGAACCGCTATATGGGACGAATATGATAATAATGGAATTTTATGGAGAGAGTGTATATTAGATGCATTCAAAGACGAAATGGATTTGAGAAGTATGTGCCAAACTACATTAGGAGATATTAAAGTATGCAACTAGATACTAGAAACCCAGCGGATTTAGTACCGCATCCTATTAACAACGAAATATATAAAGATTCTTATGATAGTGATCTTTATGAAAGTATTAAAGCGGTTGGTGTCCAAGAACCTATTGTTATAACTTCTGAAAATGTTATAATAAGTGGGCATCGCCGATGTAATGTTTGCAAAGCACTTAGTATAGATATTGTAAATGTTATAGTACGTGATGATCTCATCGATGAACTCGACATTGAAGAAGCTGTATTAACTTATAACAAAAGTCGAGAGAAAACAACAGAACAAAAAGCAAGAGAGTTTAAGAAGTTTGTAGAAATAGAGACAGAGCGTGCCGCAAATCGTAAGCGATTAGCCGGAGAACAATTTGGAAATCACCCACCAGTTTTTAATGATGTACAAACGTGTGCATCAATGGACAAAGAGCAGCATGTGATTCATGAATCACAACCTGGTATTGACAGTGGAAAATCGAGAGATATTGCGGCGAAGAAAGTAGGATGGGGAGGAAGTCATGCAGAAAAAGCAGCAAAAGTTGTGGATGTAATTGACGAACTCAAAGAAGACGGAAATGACGAACTAGCCGACGAATTATTAGATACACTTAATAATAAGTCAGTTAGAAAAGCTGTGGAAGAAGTCAAAAAGATTAAAGAAACGCAAAAACCCGATAAAGTTTCAAAGTTCAATGTCACTAACGACAATATAGAATGGGCGCATTGGTCATGGAATCCCGTTACCGGATGCAAACACGGTTGTTCATATTGTTATGCTAGAGATATTGCAAACCGATTCTATAAACAGGGATTCGAACCAACATTTTGGGAAGATCGATTAAAAGCTCCAGAGAACACTCCAGTAAGTACTGGATATATGCCAAATGTATTTGTTTGTTCCATGGCGGATTTGTTCGGTGATTGGGTGCCACAAGAATGGATCGACAAAATTCTTGAATGTGTTGAAAAAAATCCGCAGTGGAACTTCTTGTTTTTAACGAAGAATCCAAAACGATTGGTTGGCATTGACTTTCCAAAAAATTCTTGGGTAGGAACTACTGTCGATATTCAAGACAGAGTAAATGATGCTGAAGAAAGTTTCAAACACGTGAATGCATCTGTGAAATTTTTAAGTTGCGAACCTATGAAAGAAAATTTGAAATTCGACGATTTGTCTATGTTTGATTGGATAATTATTGGTGGCCAAACAAAGGGATCAAAAGAACCAGAATTCCAGCCAGAATGGAGTTGGGTTGAATCACTTATGGAAACTGCAAGAGAATTTGGACTAAAAGTATATTTTAAGCCAAATTTAAAAGCACGACCAAAAGAATACCCGTAACTTTTTTTTTGGAGTTCTATAAAATGATTGTTATTGATTCGAGGGAAAAATTCAAGGAAGAAATTAGAGAAAAACTTACGAAAAAATTGCCGGAAGTTCCGATAAAAATTAAGAAAGTTAAATATGGCGATTATTATATTCGTAGGGCAGATAAAAGTGAAATTTGGATTGAACGCAAGTCGTTAGCTGATATTGGCAATCAGAAAAACTTGGGAGTGATGTTAAAGAGGAACGAGAAAGCGAGAGAAAACTGTGAAAATTTCTTTTTGATGATAGAGTGGGGCGATCCGAAAACGTATATTAAAGATGGGTACGTATTTACTCATATTAAAAGTGGAAAAGTTTTGCCGTCGATGTCATTAAGTCAGTTGAATGCAGCCCTGTTTAAGCAATGTGAGAAGGGGATTCCAATTCTTTACAGTTACAATATTGATGATAGTATAAATTGGATTGAATACTTGTGGACGGTTGGAATTGGGGAACAAGATTGGTATTGCCGGAAAAGTCCGATTTCTATCTTGAATAATATTTATGGAGTTGGTCCAGTGAAAGCAAAACAAGTGTTGCAGAAATATGGAAGTGTTGGTGAAGCTATGGTGAATTGCAGGGAGTGGCTACCAAAGAGAAGTATGGAGTGGCTATTTTGAATTTCTATTATGTGAAAGAGGGGCGACTTTCCGAGAAAGATTTGGCAGAAATGGAAGATGTTCTTGTTGTAGGATTTATTAATAATTTGATAATGCAGAATGAGAAGATTGCGGATATGGATATGGTGGCAACTAATAAGAATGCTATTGAAGAATTGAAGAGATTTTTTAGGGAGCGATAATTGAGTAGAGACTGTGGAGAAAATCGATTGAGAGAATATTTATAAAAATGTGTAGATAAAATGGCACAAACTATAAATAGTATGGGGTCGCAATATGGGATGGATTTCCGAGTTTAATATGTTTGAAAACTCTGTTAGAGATCTTATAGAGTTTTTAAAAGAGAATTGGTGGCATTGGTCGAAAGATTTTTGGAATGAAGAAACGAGAGAATTAGAATTGCATACGTGGGGGTGGTCCGGGAACGAAGAACTGGTGAAAGAACTGGAGAATACATTTTTTTGGACAGTTTGTTGGGTTAAATCGGAACGCGGAGGGCATTACTTGTTTAAAATTCCTGAGAAGTATTTGGAGAGATAACTTATGTCAGATATAGAAGAAGTTAAAGATAGGATAAATCGCGATGTTTCTATATATTTGCGTGAGAAACACTTAATTTGTGCAAAGTGGGAATTGCAGGATAAATGTGAAAAAATAAATGATGATGATTGTAGAATTGCACCAGCCGGATTAGACTATGAAATATATAAGAGAGATGCAACACGGTGGTTATGGGAAAAAGTTGCGAATGGAACTATTGAAATTCCTTATGGAGAAATTTATGATAATATTATAGATGAAATAGAATTTAAATATTTGAATCCACAATATAGGTAAAAATATGACATCGGAAATTCCTTATGATTGTTTTGTGAGAGACGAGAACGGGTCCATAAAGAAATTGGCGAGAGTTAACTTTGTAAATTTTTTGAGAGAGCAAGTCCCAATGTTTTCTATCAACGGGACTATATTTCTTTATAATGAGGGAATTTATAGGGAGGATTTGAAAGCGCAACAACTGAGTGCGATAGTGGCAAAGATGATTCATCAGAGCGGATGTTTTAATACACAAATGATGAAAGAAATTGTGAATGATGTGAAGAGTTTGACGTTAATTGATGTGGAGAAGTTAAATAAAAATCCTAATATAATTTGTTTGAAGAATGGACGGTATCATCTTTGGGAAGATTCTTTTGAGGAGTATAATAGTGAAGAAGTAGAAGCGGTTTTACTGAAGAATTGGATTGATGGAGGATGTGAAGAAGAATTTTTTATAAGTAATATTAAGATTCCGGTAGTGTTTGATCGGGAAGCGAAATGTCCGAATTGTGATAAATTTATTTCGGAAGTTACTAAAAATGAAGAATATGCAAAAAAATTGATGGAGTGGATTGGATATTCTCTGTACTATGATAATAAGTTGCAGAAGATATTGATCGTGCTGGGCAGTGGTGGAAATGGGAAGGGAGTCTTGTTAAGACTTTGGGAGAAGTTTATTGGAACTGAAAATTGTAGTGCTGTTACTATGGGAGCTTTGGCTGGAACTAGATTTGCGGGATATGAATTGTTTAAGCATCCGTTGTTAAATCTTGTGGGAGATCAGGGCCGCAACCCGATTCCTGATACCGGTATGTTGAAGAGTCTTTCTGGAGAAGATTTGATAACAGTAGAACAAAAATATGGCCAGAGTTTCGGGTTCAGATATAGAGGAAAATTGGTATTTTCGATGAACGAAATTGCGAAAGTTGACGATGCGACCGAGGGATGGTTACGGAGAAACGACATTATTAAATTTAAGAAGAAATTTCAGGAAGATAAAGATCAAAATATTGATGCAAAGTTGGGAACTGAAGTGGAATTGTCGGGATTATTTAATAGAGTTATACCGTTGCTGAGAGAGTTATTGCAGCGAGGAGGATTTACTTGTGAAACGCCGATGGAATACGTGAAAGATTTGTACGCGACTGCGTTTCAGTCTGTCAGAGCTTTTGCGGAAAGTGAGTTGGAAGTTACGCCAGACGGATCTGGGAGTTTTATTGAGAAAGATAATTTATATGAGAGTTACAAGATATTTTGCAAGAGATTGTATGTGCGACCGTTGCAGACTCATAAAGCGTTCCGGAATGCACTTCAGGAAGTTTTTGATGATGATGTAGTTTATCGGAGACGATCTGTTAATGGAATCAATGTAACCGGTTGGGAGAACCTAAAGTATTTGGAGAAGTAATCATGTTGGAACTTAATAAAGTTTTTTGCGGGGATTGTCTGGAACTCATGAAAGAAATTGATGATAAAAGTGTGAATTTGGCAATATTGGATCTTCCGTATAATATTAAGAAAGACAGTTGGGATCGGGTTGAAAATTATGAAGAGTGGGTTGGAGAAGTTCTGCTGGAAATTCAGAGAGTTTTGGCGGATAATGGCTCTATGTATTTCTTCCATAATAAAATGCCAGTGATTTCCAAGTTAATGATTTGGGTGGAGAATAATAGTAAGTTCGTGTTTAAGAATTTGATTACTTGGAATAAAGCATTTATTGGTAGCGAAATGGAATCCTTCGCCGTGCAGAAATTTAGTATAAACACGTCGAGAAACTATAGAAGCGATTTTATAGAGTACATTTTATATTATACTTTCCAAGATGAAACTGGATTGAAATTAATAGAAAAAGATATTTCGTTGTATAAAAATATGAGAGAATATTGTTTAGAACTTAGAGAATTTTTAGGATATTCTCGGCAAAAAATGATAGATGTAATTGGCAATGGAAGTGTGCAACATTTCTTAGAACCGCTCGGTCCACAATGGCAACTTTGCACCGAAGAAACTTATAATAAACTTATAGAGAAATTCGAGATAGATAAGTGGAAAAATTTCAGACCATATGAAGATTTGCGAAACGAATATGAAGATTTGCGATATACGTTTAATACATTGCATAATAATGGAAAATTTAAGGATTTTAATAGTGCGAATTGGCTATACAATCCAGCTCCGAAGATTGGACATGTGACACCGAAACCTATAGATCTCTTGCAAAATATAATATTACACTCATCTAATGAGGGCGACATTATACTTGATCCGACTTGCGGAAGTGGTTCTACATGTGTTGCAGCTAAAGAACTTGGACGAAATTTTATAGGGATTGAAAAAGAAGAAAAGTATTGCCAAATTGCAGAAGAGAGATTGCAGAATTGCGGCAAAGTGTAAAAAAATTTGAAAAAAACAAAAACAATTTGTGGCGTGAGGTACTTTGCCTAACAAACTGCGAGAAATTCAGAGGTAAGACGCATCGATATGGCAAAAATAGAGAGAGATTCTTTACAACTTGGGTAGACCCTCCATTTTTTTCTTATAGAAAAGTTTTATAAGAAATATATAGAAAAGAGTTGAACTCGGAAAAAATGGAGGGACATACATTATTGAAGTTAAATCAAGTAAACTTTACTTGGAGAGTCACGCCACTTTTTTATTTTGAATTTCTTTTGGAGAAAAAGTATAGTAAAGATATAGACTGCGAAAAATTGGAGTTTGAAACATGAACGTACTAAGTTTGTTTGATGGGATGTCTTGCGGCCAGATCGCACTAAATCGTATCGGAATTGTACCAGATAAATATTTTGCATCTGAGATAGATAAGTATGCAATAAAGATCACTCAGAAAAATTATCCAGATACAATTCAAATAGGAGATATTACGAAAGTTTCTTTTAATGACGGTATATTATATACTGAAAATGGAAATTTCGACGTTGGAGAAATAGATTTGCTTATGGGTGGTTCTCCATGCCAGGGATTTAGTTTTGCAGGAAAACAACTAAATTTTGATGACCCAAGATCGAAATTATTTTTTGAATATGTGCGAATTTTAAAAGAATGTAATCCAACGTATTTCTTACTTGAAAATGTTAAGATGAAAAAAGATTATCAAAATGTTATTTCAGAATATTTAAAAGTGGAACCAATATTAATAAACAGTGCATTAGTATCGGCACAAAATAGAAATCGGTTATATTGGACAAATATTAAGAATGTTAATCAACCAATAGATAAACATATATATTTAAAAGATATTTTAATAAATAATGATTTTGTAATTGATCAAGATAACTCAAATAAAATTTTGATACGACGACGAGGACATGGATATTTACCTACTAAAAATGTTTATGTAGATAAAATTAATGCTTTAGTAACATCAAATTATGAATATTTTATAATTAAAAAAGATTATAAAGATTTGTTTAGAATTGAACCAAGTATGAAAAAAGCAATAATAAATAATAAATGTAAAATAATTGACAAAAATAAAAAAGCAAATACATGTACAACAAAACAAAGACGTTGGAATAATTCCGGGTTTGTTTATGATAATAATAAATTAAGATATTTCCACCCAATAGAATGTGAAAGATTGCAAACTGTACCAGATAATTATACTGAAGGCGTTTCAAATACTCAACGTTACAAAATGATTGGAAATGGTTGGACAGTTGACGTTATTTGTCACATTCTAAAAAACATGGTGCTCTTATGAAACCATCAATTTTTATAGGATTACCACATCGCGGAAACATACGATTTGAACACGTACCAAATATAATCGAATGGTCCAAATCTTATCCGATTGCTCTCGGAGCTTCCACGATGTATCCCATCGCGGGAGCCCGCAACGAACTAGTAGAATTCTTTCTGAAAACTAAATGCACACACATATTATTTTTAGACAGCGATACTATAATGCCCAGAGACGGGCTCCCTAGATTGCTTTCTCATGGAAAAGATGTAATTTCCGGCATCTATGCGCTTCGCGTTGGAGAACAAAAGATTGCAGTCTCAGCGTGCCGTGCAACTCATTCAAATCCTCCTTACGAAACTATAAAAATTCCGCAAGAGTTATCTAAAGTGGATGCCGTGGGAGCAGGATGTTTGCTTGTTAAGCGTAACGTTTTCAATAGAATCAAGAAACCATTTTTCAACGGGTCTTCAGAAGATTTCTTCTTCTGTGAGAATTGCCGAAAACACAATATAGATATCTGGATTGATCCGACCATCAAAGCCAAACACTACAAGGAGATACCCATAGAGTTACCATAGGGGAAAACTATAAATAGTAGCATCGCCTAGTATAGAGTATGGGAAAAATCGTATTGGATCTGAACGGGGAACAGGGAAACGCATTTTTTATTATGGGAGTAGTCCGGGGATATCTAACTAGAATCGGTAAACGGGAACTCCAAAAAGAATACCTTGATAAAGCCATGTCGGGAGATTATAATACTCTCTTGGATGTTTCTCAAGAATATTGCCCGGAAATAGTATATAAGAACAGATGAAATTTTTCTTTTTATATTTTTTCACGAATACACTAGGAGATCTTAACATGGAAAAGTACCGACAAATTAAAAAAGAAATGAAAGAACTCTATGAGAAGATAATAACTTCAACTGAAAATACAGAAAGTGACATTGACAAATATGTTGAACTGAAAGAGCAACTTTTTATTGCGGCAAACGAATATAAATTATGTCCAGGTGATATCACCAATTCTTGGACTGTCGCAAAAATTGTAGATTCCGGCCAATATCAAACGCAGGGAATCGGTGCCACAAAATATGCAAGAGGAGATATAAAATTGGCCCAATTAAAATTTCAACAGTTGGATATTCCATCAAAAATTGAAGAAAGTTCGTGGTGCTACAATAAAAAGAATTGGGGAAATTGGTATACGGAAAATCGCCACAAAACTTTTACATTAATTGTACAATGTTCTCAAGAATTAGCCAACTTAGTTTTATTGAGATCGATACCTATGAACGATTATGTAAAATGTTGCGAAGAAAATCAAACAAATCCGCTGGTATATTAACTAGGAGAGTGGCAAAAGATGATAATTAGCGACATAGTTTTCAAGAAAGACATATATAGAACTGAAGATAATAACCTGGTAGCAATCCGAGAAGATAAAACAAGTGCAACAGTAATTCCTCTAAAATCTGCTCCGAAACATATTAATGAACTTATAAAAACCGACTGGAAACTTATAGCAAAATTCGATACTACATATTCCGATCTTTGGTGGAATATTAAGAAAGTTACTGATAATTTCGCATTTGGACCAATTAGATTTTCAGAAAATAATAATAAATGTCGCATGGAAACAATTCATAGGCACGTTGATTTATATAATTCCGAAATTATTAACATGGAATTTCCCATAAGGTTTAACCCAATGCTTATCTGGGACGAACTCGAAAACAATTTTATTGAAGAAGATACAGAAATAACTTGTGAAATATATAAACATCCTCATGATAACAACGGCGGGATTCTCAAAATACAATTCCCGGAATACTATATTATAATTGCATCTTTAAGAGACGAATGACCGAAAACTATAAATAAGATAAAAACCATTAGTAGGTATCGCATTGGAGGATTGAAACATGTTTAAAATCGGAGACGAAGTCTTGATAAGTCGCATCGGTGGATATCCGTGGGTCAAATATATGGATTGCATGGTAGGGTATCGCGGTCAGATTATGGAAATTGTCGAGGAATCCAATCGTACGGGATCGAGAAGCGGATTTTCGTATAAGGTTGTGACGAATCATCCAGACGATATTAGAGCAAATAACGGATATTGGTATCCGGCAGAATCTCTTGAAAAAATTTAGGAGAGAAAAACATGTGTAGATTCGTTCAAACTGTAAACAGTAACGGCGAACCAGTAGTGTACCAGCTCCCGGAATACGTGAAACTTTCAAAGATAAATTTCTCGGAAGTTTCCGACATTAAAGATATCATTCCAACATTTCCAGTTTACGATGATGGCCGACTAATTCCAGAAAAATCTATAGATGTTGTCGGGTCTCACGCATGGATAGCTGCGATGGTCCAGAAACCAGAATCCACTATTAAAAAATATTTACTAAGAATGGTACGATCCGGTGAACTTAACAGAAAATGGGTCCGAACATCTCCAACAACAAAATGCTACAGTTACTATCTCCCTAAATTTTCTCTTCTAGAGAAGCAACTAATGGGAAAGACTGAGGCATTCTATAACATCATTTACCGAAAGCTTCCAAAAGAAAATCCCAACGACGATTCCGATGACAAGTATGGGATTGGCCGGATAGTTCCACTACTGAAAGTTATGGGATTTGATTACAAGTATGATGATGTAAAGACTATGATGGAGATTCTTTACAAGATGGGCGCGGTAAATCGCAGAATGTGTTTTGTTGCAAAAGCTCCATTCTATACATATTGGAGCAAACAAACTCCAGAAGAATTTTCGAAAGTGCTTCAAGCATATTACAAACATTAGAAATATTTTTTTTTCAATTTTTTCTTTAATGGAGTTGATTTTATAAGCAATGACCCAATTATTGATAAAGAACCGCTGAAAAAATGTGGAAAGTGTGGACAATGGAAACCAGTTTCAGAATTTTCTAAAGATAAAAGTAAGAAATATGGAGTGCAATCATGGTGTAAAGATTGTGCGAAAGAATATTATGAAAATGATAAAGAACAAATACTAAAACGACGGAAAGAATATTTAAAAAATGTAAATAATAATAAAAGAAACACTATCAGCATATCATTAAATCAACACAAGAGAAAAGGATATAATGTAGTAGTTACAATAGATGAGTGTATGGAAATGGATAATAATTATTGTTATTATTGTGGATGCAAATTAGAATGGGAAACTGGAACAGGGCATTCGAATTGCTCACCTACTATAGACAGAAAGAAAAATGGAAATACGTTAACAACAGATAACATTGTTTTTGCATGCCATGCTTGTAATTCTGGAAAAAATAGTGGAACAATAGAAGAATATATAGAACGATGTAAAAGAGTAGTAGCAAATGAAAAAAATATATTAAGGAGATAATTAAAATGGTTCGTGCAATTAGCAAAGAAGGAAGTCACTATTATAAAGTAAATGGAATAGAAATCCCATCAGTAACCACAATTCTCAAACCACTTTCACCATATTTTAACGAGAAACCATCAACGAACGATAATAATACATTCAAAAATATCTACGCCGGTATTGGCACCCACATTCATTACAACATTCTTAAGCAGTTTGACAAGATAGATCCACCAGACGAAGAACTTCCTGATTTCCCTTGGATTTCCGAGAAAGTTAACAATTCGATGAAACAATGGAATAATTTTGTGAAAGACCACGATATAGAAGTCCATGCAGTAGAACAATTTGTTTATTCTGGAGGCATTCACCCATACGCTGGTAGACTAGATATGATCGCAGATATTGACGGGAAACGGTGCATCTTGGATATCAAGACAGGGAATGAGTACGAATATTATGATTATCAGCTGGCGGCGTATTGGGGAATTGCAAAATCCGATAAATTAATTACAGATGGAATACTTCTATATATTTATGCTCATCCCAAAAAAAATCCTGATAATATATATCGAGAAGTTTGGTATGATATAGACAACTTAAATAAAAACAATTACTATTTTATGTGCTATGCTAAAGACTGGTACGATTCCAAGAACGGGCCGAAAGTTATATAAACTAGTACAACCTATAAGATGGTATGTCATACCAAATATGGATCGGAGCGGATAAAGACGGACATTGCTTGATTGGCGCAAGCAAAATGCAGAACAAAGCCGTGGCAGTAGAAAAAATATATCCATCTCAAATGGAATATAGAGTCACGGCTAAACGTGCAGATGGTAGTGTTACAGTGACTACGCCAACCACGGCTAAGCAATTGGGATGCGTCATTATAGAAAGATTTCCGAGAGCAGATGGAAGACTTGGGAGAAATGCCAAGTAAATATTTTTTAGGAGATATTCACATGGGAAAAGAAGATTGCCCTACATATGCAGAAATTGGAACATGTTTAGAGTGTCCTGCATACTTAGACACTATAAGAATGAGACGAGTGAATGAACACGATTGGGAAGAGATACCAGGAACTGAAGTCCGGCATTGTTCCAAGAAATATTTTTAGGAAGTGATTCTAATGGCAAAAATACGAGGATATCGAGGGAGAAATCCAAATTCAAAAATGCCAATGCTGGCACGTATCGAAAATCACCTCCAAAATTGCGGCGTGCGATATCGTCACGTCCATTTATCACATTTTGGAGGGATTAGTGAAGTTATGGTGGTATTCAAGCAACATAATACTATCGATGACATGGAAGTCGGGATGAAAGCTTTGCAGGAAGTTATAACAGAGAAGTACTCTAAGTTATGTGTAGTCCAAAGTCCCGGAACCGATAGAACTTTAGAAATATGTTGCGAAGTGATTTGATGAAGATCCAGAACAATACCAATATAATTTACTTTAGGTCCAATTAACTTAATAACTAATGGAAGAATATATAGAAAGATGTGAAAGAGTTGTTGCGAATAAAGAAAATATATTGAAGAGGCGATAACATGAAAATTCGAAATAACACCATTTACTTTAAATCAACCAAGTTTAATTACTACAATGAAATCACTGGCTATAAATCAAATACAATTAGAATATTAACCCCAGAGGAAAATGAAGAATTTATTAACTTTGTAGAATATAATAAAAATAAATATATAAATATTTGCAGATCAGATGACAGTAGAAAAGAATTTACCAGAGCAATAACTGATATAACAAAAATTGGAGAACTGTTGGGAAACATGATTTATGTTATTAGTTGGAGAGGAGAATAATTTTATGTGGGAACCATTATTTATTTGCGATGGTTACGTTGTGCAATTTCTTGGAATATTAACAGATTTTGCTACATACTTAAAATTTTTCGAGAACGAAGACATTGAATTTGAAATGAAAGAGATGATATAAATTGAAATTTAGAGATGTAACAGTATTAACTAGTGACGGAAGAATCGCAAAGTTTGATCAAAATTATATTATTAAACAAATAAAAAGAGATGCCAAAGCGGCAAACATCCAGATATCAGATGAAGAAATTAATAATTTTCTATCGAAAATTAAGACGCAGTTGCGAAAGTTGGATATCGATCAGCTTACCGGGTCGATTATTCGGGGAGTTGTAAACGACATTCTCATCAAAAATAACTATAGTAATATATTTAGAATGTCTCAAACTGTGGGGATGCCGGTATCTGACTATTTGGAAATTGTAAGCGGTAACTCTATAAAGGATAATGCCAATACGGATATGTTGATTCCAGAAGCTCAACATTTCCAGATTGCTTCAACATTAGCAAAACAAGCAGCTCTTAACATTTTGCCGCCAGAATTGGCACAATTACATATTAATGGAGATATACACGTTCACGATCTTGATAGATTTGGGGAATGTTCTTTTTGCCGCACGTGGGATCTTCGATACTTCTATTATTATGGTCTCTATGTTGATGGAACTGGAAAGACCATTCCAGCAGCGGGACCAGCTAAAAATGCAACTGTAGCCATTCTACACGCTGCAAAAGCACTTGGAGCCGGTGGTGCACATTTCGCAGGTGGACAAGAACTTAATTATTTTAATGTTTTTATAGCTCCATATTTATATAATCTGTCTTATGAAGAAATTTATCAACTTATGCAAATGTTTGTATATGAAATGTCCCAGATGATGATTCGCGGTCAGCCGGTATTTTCATCTATTCAAATAATGCCAGGATGTCCGAACATCTGGAAAGATCGGCCAGCAGTTTACAAAGGGAAAATCTCGGATGAAACTTATGGAAAATTCGAAAGAGAAATTCGGTTATCATTTAAAGCATTATGCGAATTATATAAAAATGGAGATATATTTGGTAGACCGTTCTCATTTCCGAAGTTGGATATTGTAGTTCTTCCTGAACATATTGATAATAATGAATTATGGCTAAATGCTTTTGAGTTGGCAGCAAAAAATGGAACTCCATATTTTGAAAATCAGCTTCATAATAATCCTAACGAGGTTGTGTGTTACAATTGTTGCGCGTTTAAACTTGGAATGTCAGCAGATAGTAAAGAAATGGATCAAATACTTAACTTCGAAAATGGAGCACATTTCGACACTCTCGGAAGTCATCAAGTAGTTTCTATAAATTTGCCGAGGTTGGCATATAAAAGTATTAATAAATTAGAACAATTTGATAATAATGAAATGCTAATTTTCAATATGGAAAATCTTATAGATTCAATAGTAGAAATATTTAAAATAAAATACAATATCATCAAAAATAGATCTCTTCCATTTGCGCGGCAAACTCCGATAGATCCGAATAATCCAGATAAACGAGCGCCACCATTATACATTGATGAAAATACACCAATGTGTATAGCATTTGTCGGATTGAATGAAGCCGTCCAGATACTAACTGGTAAAGAGATTCATGAAAGTGAAGATAGTTGGTTACTTGGATTAAATATTTTGACTGACATTAAATCGTATCTGGTAGACGTCCAGAAAGATTTGGAATTTCCATTAGCATTCGCCAGAGCACCTGCTGAAACAACTGCTGGAAGATTTGCAAGATTAGACGTGTTTGATCCCGACGAAAAAATCAGAGAGTTAGCTCGAAAAGTCGTGAAAGGAGATCTCAAAAAAGCGTTAGAAAATCCCGAAGCTTCCGATCAACCGATATATTATACTAATGGTGCAATGGTTTCAGATGATGCACAAATAGATATTATTAAGAAGATAAAATTAGAAGATCCAGTTTTTGCAATAGTTGACGGTGGTGACATGCTACACTGTTGGCTTGGCGAGGGAGAAACTAATCCATCTGGTCTTATGGATTTCGCAATGAAACTCTTTAAAAATTCAAATATAGATTATTGTGCATTCACCAAAGATTTTTCGATATGCAATGACTGTAAAAAGTCACATCCCGGACTTATAGAAAAATGTTCTAAATGTGGATCGGATAAACTGACTCAGTATACTAGAGTTACCGGATATTTGCAAGCAGTTGACAACTTTGGAGAAGCAAAAAAAGAGGAAGTCAAACATCGGAAACATCATATTATTTCTTAGGAGATATATCTATGTTTGGGTGGAGACAATTGGTAAACGATACTAATAAATTTGAAAAAAGAATATGTGAACTATCTAAACACAATCCAGATATTCCGTATGAATTAATTCGAGAAGTAGCGTTGGAGTTAGCTAGGAAAAGTCCTAGACCGGTGTTGGACATCCCAGAGTATGAAATTTTGTACGAAGCGATAAAGAGACAAACAGTAATATGATATACATCATAATAATATTTTTATCGTTATTGGGTGCGTTGCTAACATCTAGCAAGCCCCAACGATTCCGATTTTTCGGTTTTATAATATGGTTTATATCAAATGGATTAATAGCAATAGACTATTATAACATTGGAAATATACAAATGATGCTATTATTCGGTGTCGGATATCAGTTTTTTAATCTTCGTGGTGTGTATAATAATTGGCGAAAGCTTTAAATAGTTTGGCGATGTATATAGAGATGGTGAAATCATGCTTGAGTGTAAAGATGTACCAGTTGAAGTTTGGAAAGAAGTTAGAGATAAGTGGCGTAAGGTAAAAACTTCTGAAGATATTGATTGGAGTCCATGCGCATTGTGCGATTTTGTAGAATCTACATATGAGGATTGTACAATACTTGAATTTAAGGCATGTGATGAATTACAGCGGTGTCCACTCGTAAAATATCACGCGTGTGATGGTTGGCCAGATAAATCAAAACTTCATATTGAGTATTGGGAGGATAATAAAGATTGGGATGATAATGAAAACGAATGGTATGCATACGTTCAAAAGTTTCTTGGAAAGTTAGATAAACTCATCGCGGAGTTGGAATCATGATTCAGTTACTTGGATTGGTTATTGGTGCATTAATAGAACTAAGTTATTGTATAGATTTGTGGATATATATTTGGTTATTTATTGGATCGATTATAGCATTGATTATTAGCGTGGTACTGACTATATTATTTGCATCACTTAATAATTTCGCCGGTACGGTATTAAGCGGAAGTCTGTTGCTTATATCTGCTACTTGTTGCCCATTGATAATATTATTTGTAATCGGTGGAATAATAGCAAAGTTATTAATATCTGGATTGGTGTAAATATGATTCTGAGTGGAAACGACATTGTAAAATATGGGATAGTGTCGGATGTTGAAACTAATGCAATCCAACCCAACTCTATTGATCTTAAATTAACTGGAGTTTATTATCCGGTAACTAAAGAAATTGGTAAAAAACTTTCGGAAGAAGATTTTCATGAAGTTGATAAATTTGTGATAAAAGATATCTTTGCTTGGAGATCTAGCAAAAAAACGAGTACAAATTATTATCATTTAGATTACGACACTAAATATTTATTTGGAGTTCAGAAAATAAATCTTTCTCCCAGATTGCTTCCAACAACTACTATAGAAAATGATCAATTATGTGCAACATACGAAAAAAAATATTTTACGGCAGAAATCAAACCGAAATCATCATGGAGTATCAGATCTTGGGAATTTTTTGGAAACTTGTGGGACACTGGATTTAGCAATACGGGGTTTATTCTGGTGAGAACTCCGCAATTTAGAAAGGGAATGCCAGAAAAGATAACAGTTAATACCGATATGTATTTTGCACAATTGAAAGTTTCTGATGCTTATCCTACAGAAAATTATGTAAGAGTCATGGGGAGATGAACTTATGGAAATAACTTTCGAAGTGGTAAAGAAAGCAATCGAGCTGTATGCAGATATGTTTGATGATTTGGCAACATTTTCTGATGTTTGCATTATTATCGAGGAAAAGATGAATTCGTCAATCGAATTAACTCCAAACGAACGTCACCAGGTACATAACATAATTTTGGAAGAGACCGCAACTCCGAGAGGAAGATTTTTTGAATGTATCGAAACGTCTTATGGAGTAAAATCCGAATGTGATATGGAGGTATAACTATGGAAGATTTTGATGACTATGAAGATGGATTCGAAGACGGGTTTGATGCGGGATATGCACAAGCGATTGAAGACTACTTCGATATTGATTTAGATGAGATTATCGGGAAACAGTGTACAATTATTTGCAATTGCGGCGGAAATGGAATGCACCAAATGGGAGAACTTATGAAAGTAACTCCCGATGAAGTTGTTCTGAAAACTGGACCAAATACATCTACAATAATTTATAGATCGGACATAACCGTGATCGAATGGATCGAATAGAGATGAGTTCAAATGAATATGGACTTTTCATAATTTTTTACAGAGATGGAGAACCGAAAAATTCCAAGTTAATTTCATGGAAAAGTATTATAAAAATGATGGAGAAGTATATGTATGACTAATACATATAAAGACAGTGATTCAATAGAAGTTAAACAATTGGAAGAGTTAAGATGTTTACGATGTGTATTGGAAAGAATTTTGAGAGTTATGGATGAAGGACTTTTTGTAGATTATCAAATGGAAAAATTTGGAAGTAGTTATAAAATGGAGGATTGACATTTGAAAATCCCATCTTCAGTTATCGAGTTGGCAATAGATGAAGCCGAGAAATCAACAGTAAAAAAAGCCCAAATGTCTGCTGTGATTTGGGACAAAAAGGGGATTCTTTCATCTGGTTATAATCAGTGGCTTGCAAACACTTCAGATGACAGATACAATTATTTTGGATCTGTTTATCATTCTCGCCATGCTGAAATTTCGGCGATTCTTCGCTTAAGAGATGATTGGAGGTGGCGATTAGAGAACGCATCCATTTTTATTTACAGAAGAGGATGGAAATTAGCACAACCTTGCAAACATTGTAAACATGTGTTACATCAGATGGGAATTTCGAGAGTGTATTGGTCTGAAGATGGGGGATATATAAGTGGTACTTTGTAGAGACGATATAAAACGCGATTGGTTATTTTATCAGTATATAACATTAGAAAAATCTATATCAATTATAGCAAATGAATTAAATTGTTCTAGATCGTTGGTGCATAATAGATTAATAGATTTCGATATTCCAAGAAGATCTATTAGCGATTCAATTAAAGGTGCAAAAAATGGATTTTACGGAAAACGCCATAGTGATGAAACCAAATATAAAATGAGTTTACAACGACGTGGAAAAGTGTTTAGTCAAGAACATATTAAAAAACTGAGCATATCTCACACCGGAAAAAGAAATGGGTTCTATGGCAAACATCATACAGAAGAAACAATAGAAAAAATTAGAAATGCTCAACTTAGAGAAAAGTCACATGCTTGGTTAGGAGGGCGTTCGATAAAATATTGTGAAAAATTTACACCGTCTATAAAAAATGAAATTCGAAATAAATATAATAATAAGTGTTATATATGCGGAAGTGACGGAGGTAACAGAAAATTGTCTGTCCATCATATAGATTATAATAAGAATGCTATATGTAACGGCAAAATGTGGGGGTTAATTCCATTATGTGGAAGTTGTCATATACGTACAAATCATAATAGGTGGCACTGGTTTAACTTATTAAATAATTATTGGTTAGATGCATATGATATTTGGTTTAGTAACATAGGAGGATATTTATAATGTCAGTTAAATATTTTTGTGACGTGTGCGACAAAAACGTAACTAGAAATGAAGACTATTATATTATTACAGGCGATAAACATTATAAAAGTGGAGTTTTCCATACGAATATGACATGGAGAATTTGTGCGGAATGTTTTGAGAAAATGTTTAAAGATGCTGGAAAACATATATGAAGTTTCAATTAATTGATATATCGTATCACATTGATTATGGAAACCCTATAATCGACTTGTGGGGACGTCAAGAAAATGGAGAAGTTGCCCACGTAGAAGTTACAGGGTTTCAACCATATTTTTATATAATTCCAACCGACGAAATGCGACTTTTAGCAGAGCTAGACAACAGGGAACTTCAATGGGAAACTGTCGAAAGATATTTACCGTTATATTATCAGAAAAATAAAACTAAGTGTATAAAAGTTTTTGTAGACTTGCCGGGAAATATACCGAAGTTACGGGAGGAGTTATCACAGTATGGAAATATTTATGAAGCGGATATTTTATTTAGGAATAAATTTCTTTCAGATGTTGATCTTCACGGTTGCGATAACTTGGAATGCTTTAATAGAACCGTACATTACACAGAAATTTCAAAAGCTGAAGCAAAAATTATTCCGAAAGTAATGGCGTATGATATCGAAGTGCTCCCGCCGAAAATCGGCGTACCAAATCCAAAAAATGATCAAATAATTATAATTTCGTTAGTATGTAATGATGGATATAAAAAATTGTTGGTGGCGAAAGATGGAACCGATACAACAGAACGAGAATTTTTAGGAAGTGAATTAGCAGTACTAAACCGATTTATTCAACTTGTTAAAAAAGTAGATCCAGACATAATAATAGACTACAACGGGGATCATTTCGATATACCGTACATTATACAAAGACTTCAAACATATAATTTGATTGCGAATATTGGGAGAGATAATAGGGAATGGCAACAAAGATCTTTTGGCGGAAACGTCGAAACGTTGATAACGGGCCGTGTCCACATGGACGTTATGAAGATCATTCAGAAAAATTTTCAACTGGTGAACTACTCCCTTGCGACAACAGCGAAAGAAATTATCGGAAAAGAAAAGCTAGATGTTCCGGCATCGAAAATGAGGGAGATTTGGAATAATAATGATATTAATGAATTCTTAGAATATGCAGAAGTAGATGCGAAACTAACTTTGGATTTACTCATAGAGACGAAATTGCTTGATAAATATATTGCAATTGCTAAAATTTCTGGGGCTCTTCTCCACAACGTGATAAATGGTGGTCAAACGCAGTTAATAGAACCATTATTATTAAAAGAATTTTATAAAGAGAATCGACTGTTTCCAAATAGACCTACAGAAGCAGAGATGGAAGAGAGAAAAAAATGCGGAAAGTACGAAGGAGCGTTTGTAGGAGATCCCGTTCTTGGACTTCATAAAAATATTGCGGTTGTGGACGCGCAGTCTCTTTATCCCACAAGTATGATTTCCCATAATGTATGTGTTACGTCATTGTCTGAAGACGGAACTATAATTGCTCCGAATGGCGCTAAATATATTTCAAGAGATATATATGTTGGAATCATTCCGAGAGTTTTAGATAAATTGTTTCAAAAGAGATTGGATGCAAAAGCAAAAATGAAAATTACTAACGATAAAGCGGAGTTAGATTACTTGGACTCTATACAATATGCTATTAAAATATATTTAAATTCTATGTATGGATTAACTGGATTTGTGGGAAGTAGATTTTATATTAAAGATGTAGCAGCGTCTATAACATCTATTGGACGGGATGCAGTATTATTAGCAATGAACATTATTAAAAATGATGGATATGAGGTATTTGGTGGAGATACCGATAGTGTGTTTATAGGAATGCCAACATGGAAATCTGAGAAAGATATTGCAATAGAATTAGAACCAACACTGAAAAAGATCAACGATAGTTTAATAGATCCGATGAAATTTTTATTTGAACATTTTTTTAAAAGTGGAATATTTTTTGCAAAAAAGAGATATATCCTATTAGATAATGATGATAAATATAAAATTAGAGGAATAGAACTCAGAAGAAGAGATTGGGCACCAATAACAGTTAAAACTATGCAACGTGTATTTGATTTAATATTAAAAGAAGACGATTTGAACGGAGCATTACAATATGCACAAAATGCTATATCTGCTATTCGGAATTATAATATTAATGATGATAATAATGCTAACGTTTCTCTTGACGATTTTATTATAACAAAAAAATATGGAAGAATTGAATATACTAATTTACAACCACATGCGGAATTAGTTAAACGACTCATGAAAGAAAATAGAAATGAATTTGGATTAGGAGACCGAGTTGGATATATTATTCGGCGTGGAAATTCTAAAGAGTTATTGCATCAAAAATCTGTATTGCCTGAAGACATATTAAATGGAAGATATAAATTAGATTCCGATTATTATATAAATAGGCAAATGTATCCTCCATTGGAGCGCATCTTTGACGTTTTTAATATGTCTCCATTGTTATTAAACAAAGGACAAACAACTTTCGACAGATGGTAGCGAAAAGGTTATATAATATGAAAACAAAGTGATATGACATGTCACACAAGAAATGTCCAAGATGTAATAGAATATTGCCAAAAAGTAATTTTTATAAAAATTCTGCCAGACGCGATGGATTAAGTACATATTGTAAAAAATGTGAAAGAGAATATCACCATAATTATTATAGAAAAGATATTGAAAAAAGTAGATTAGATGCACGATTGCGTAATTATAAATATAGAGCAGATAAAGGACCGATGGGCGATAATATAGAATGTCCTGCATATTTAGGAGTGTATATAACGGAATCACTTCTTCATAAAATATTTAATAATGTAACCGTTATGAAAAATGGAAACATTGGCTATGATTTTATTTGTGGAAAAGGATATAAAGTAGATGGAAAATCTTCTGTATTACATGATAGAAAAAGTGGATCACAACGATGGTTTTTTCACATAGGGAAAAATATTATTGCAGATTATTTTATTTGTGTAGGATTTGATAATCGACATGATTTAAATGTTATGCATGTATGGTTTATTCCAGGGGATATTATAAATACTAAAGAAACATTATCAATTTCAATTACATCATTAAAAAAATGGGAACAGTATGAACAAAATAAAGATTCTATAAATGAATGTTGCACGTTATTGAAGAGCGAAAGTTTTAAATAGTATAAGATCGTATAAGTACTAGTATGTATCGGATAAAATGTAGTTGCGGGGATGCAGAATGTTCTGCTGAGATGGAAATTACAGAGCATTTTGATGAAGAAGGAAATATAGAAATATTAATATATAATGGTGGACTTCCTAATAGTATTTACATGGATATGGATGCAATAATAGAACTTATTAATATATTTTTAGGCGGATACGATGGCGAAATTCAACAGTATCAAAAAATGATTCAAGATTCTGAATTGCTTCCACAAAAGAATGATGTTAATTATTCGTAGGTGTTATCATGATTGATATTGATTCTGAATTTATGTATTGTGTTAACGAACTGATGAGACTTGGAAAACGTGCAGTAGAACTGAGTATACATTATAAATCATTTGAGCCAAATATAGGAATATTTTTTGCCAGTGATGGATTGATAAGAGTAGAATTTTATTCATATTGTTTAACATTGGACGATGGATCAAGACATCACGAAATAGAGTCTAACAATATTTTAGATGTAATAAATGAGTTGAAAGATTGGGTGGAGCTAGCCAGATTCGAAGTTAAAGAACTTGAAGATGATTATGGGAGAGATTAAAATTTATGTAAAACTTGATTTGGATAGTCGAGTGAATGCAATTCGCGAAAATTTTTTCAAGAGTTGTGAAGATCACACATTTTTTTATCAGATAGAAATGTGTTTGCGACTTCAGAAAAAATGTATTGACGCAAATAGACTTGATTTGGCTGAAGACTTAGCAAATATTGTAAGTGATGCTTTGAATCGGAGATGGAAATGACTTCTTATATTTTTGGCGGAACTGTATTTAAAACATGGCCGAAACTCATAAAGAAATTGGTTAAGAATGGCGAGATGATCCGAGACGAAACTAGGGAGTCAATTGAGGAGCAATTTACATTAAATCTTGATAATGTTGTTATAGATATTTCGATGCCAGATGACCGACAAATTCCGAATGGATATCCATATAATAAGAAGTATTTAGAAGAGTACGGGAAACAGTTTTTAAATCCGATAAATGATAAAGGATTTGAATATACTTACGGGGAAAGATTATTATGTTGGCCGTCGAATTCACATCGCGCTACTATAAATCAAATTATGGAACAAGTTATAGAAGAGTTGACATATAATAAAATTTCAAGAAGAGCAATTGCAATAACGTTAGATCCACTAGAAGATTATGCCGAAGTAGATATTCCATGTCTCCAAATATGTGATTTCAAAGTCAACAAAGAACTATTGACTCTAGTTGCTTATTTTAGAAGTCAAGATATAATGGCATATCCTGCGAACGTTTACGGATTAAATGAACTATTGAAATTTGTTGGTAAAGAAACTAATTTAGATTGTGGGAAGATTACAACAGTTTCAAGTTCTTTGCACAGTTATGAGAGAGATTGGAAAGATATTTTGAAAGTCGTTTATCCAAGTGAAAGATCCATGTTAGAGTATGGAGTATTAAGAAGACGTAAAAACGTGTTATTGGAAAAGTATGGTGAGGTTGCATAATGAGATGGCTATTATATTCCGGACCGGATTGTAACAGATGCAAAATGTTGAAGAAGTGGATGCGAGATAACGGTGTGGATTTTAGACAGATGATGATTGATGAGGATTTTATTGTAGGAGATCTTATACGCGAAACTGCGAGACGTGGAAATGCTAGCATGAGTTTGCCGGTTCTAATTTCTGGAAATGTTTGTTATACAGAACGGCAACTTTGTTTAGATTCTACACAACTTGATTATAAGTTTTTGGAGGAGAACATTAGATGAAACTTTATTATATTTTTGGAATTATATTAGTGTTAGCATCTTGTGGATGTTTAGAAGAGAATTCAGAGAGTTTAGAAAATAGTTCCATTAGTTGTGATAAAGCAGTTCGTAGTAATTTGACTGTTGCAATACATAAAGAAAATATTACTGATATAAAAGAAACAAATGATACTTTATATATTTATACAGATATAAATTATACGAGGAGTTATTGATGACACGTTTTGAAGAACTTGCAAAAGAAGTTGCGCAATTAGTTGATCAGAAAAATGAAGAGTATGGGAATTGCTACGGAATTTCATCAGAACTTCTTAAACTTTTTGCTCCTGATGGTATATCACCAGATAAGTATAATGATATTGCTATTTTGTTAAGACTTGTTGAAAAACTTAAGAGAGGATTTGGAGGAGAAATTTCACGCGATCTTTGGGTGGATATCATAGGGCTCGGATTAAATGGATTAAAATTATATGATGATAATAATATTAAAAAATCAGTGTTACATAATCATAGTTGGTATACCACCTCTACAATAGATCCTAATGTTATGTGGAGAAGACAACGATGATATTTGATTTTATACATGTCGGACTATACATAATAATTTTATTTTTTAGTATATTATGTATAGTATTTGCAAGTGACATTCTAGGAAAAAGCGAGATTCCGCAAAATTTAATATGTTTCACGATATTCTTTTTGATAACTGCATTTTTATTATATGTAGTTAATAATGTTTGACCGAAAAGTTTATATAGTATTAAGTACGTATAGGCAATTATGAAATGGCTGATAATGTTGGTATTGGTAGGGATATCTGGCGGAGCAACGATAGAAGATTTAGTGAATGATTTGGAACGAATACCGGAGAACACTACAACTGACGAAATAATTTTTGTCGTCAGTTGCGCATGGAATTATAACGTTTCCGAAAATGGTATAGTGACGCTGGAAGACGGATATTATGATTTGAAGTGATATAAATGGATGCGACAGAAGAACTTTTATTAAGAAGTGGGTTCCAGAAATGGGACAAATTACTTTTTATAAAAATTTTGGTGAATCGGAAAGGGAATTATCGAGGAGGGAGATTGCACTTTTATCTTCCAGGATATGATCGAGGAGAGTTATACGATAGATATATATTCGATGCAGAATATAAAAATGGAGTTATTTTAGTTCGATATATTGATATGGTCTATAATGAGAATAATAAGGAATTTATAGTGAGTAATGGATTTGATGTGTATGAACTTTATGAAAAAATTTGGAATGAAGTTGTAGAGGAAATTCGTAAAAATGTTAGGAAGACAACGACGAATCGATTATGAGAAATTTCAAATATCTGTAATAGTACGAAATAATCCAGGAATAACACGAAAAGAACTTCTTAAAAAATTATCGATGATGGAGGGAACGTGGTACTTACGGAAATTATCAAGAAGATTAAATAAAATGGATTCGATAAAATGTATTCGATGGTTTAATAAAGATATTAACCGTTATGAATATAAGTATTTTATAAAGTAAAGCTTATGGACACTTGCCGCCAAACAAAAGTAATTAATGGAAAAAATACAATGTTTGAAATAAAAAACGGAAGATGGACTGCAAGAAATAGAGAATTAATTAAACGTGGTCATCTTCCTAAAATGGTTTATATGATGGGTAGAACCGCATTTGGACATTCAACAAAAGTCAATACGCGGTTGGATTCGGAATATGTAGAGTATACAGATGAGTATACCGGATTTGAATACGTGAGAAGTAAACCAGCGAAATGTGAAGAATGTGGATCACATCTTTATTATAATAATAATTTTGAAGTTCAATGTGAGAAGTGCGGGTTAATTATTGGCGAGATCGACATTTATAATATGCAGGTAATAAAAAAGAAATATAAAAATGAAGAAATAGATGATGTCGATGATTACGGTCTAACGTTGGACGATTGGAAAAATATTATGAAGTTAAGAAAAAAATCACGCTAATAATTTTTCCCGTTCGCGTCGAATTATAGTTATTTATCTGATACGTTATTTCATGACATGATACGTGAATTATAATAATAAAAATTTTAAAATAATTATTATATTAATTATAATAAAAAAATAAAAATGGGTGATTAAAAATGGTACATGATTGGTTAACAGACGACATGGCAAAATATTTAAGATTAAATTGTCGTAAATCATGTTACCAATTAAAAGAAGAGTTAGAAGACGTTTTCAATTTTTCGATTTCTCATAATGAAGTGTCCCAGGTCATACGTGGTTATAGACAGGATCTGAAAGAATTAAATGATGCTGCAATAGAAGATATCCGACGTAAGCAGATAGAAGTTTTGGAAGATTCGATAATTTCCGAATTGGCGGAAGCTCAAATAATTCTTTCTAAATATAGATCTAAAGTGAATGAAGCATTTGATCAACTTGAGGGCGGTGTTACTAATCCGAAAGATTATTATACTTTTGCGAGATTAGAAGAAGTTTATAATAAAGCTGTTATAGATACCCAAAAGTTATTATATGAAACGCAGAATAAAAAAGCAGAAATCGGATTACAATTAGACGAAAATAATAAAAAGAGTTTAGTTGATTTGATTAATGATGATTAGTCTTTTTTATATTTGGGGCAAAATATTTTATCGAAACAGTCTTTGCAAAATATAAATCTCCCATCGTCTTCTATACATCCAATTAAATAATTTCCGTTATGATAACACGGATAACATCTAAGTTTATCAAACATAAGAAATGATTCCATTTTCAATCCTCCACTGTAATAATGACGGCTTTTCTCCCTGCGTCATATTCCATATCGGTCACGTCCAAGAAATCATCTGGTCGGTCTTCATAGTTTCGACGTACATCAAAAAATACATCGTCGTCTAGCTGGTAGTCAGCTAGAGCCGTAATAAGCTGGTATACTTTCATCTCGGTCTTCCTCCATCCAACAAACACAGAACTGATCTGGGTTTGTCATAGCTTCATATTCCTGTTGGCTGTCGTCCGTGTACCGTACTACTTTGCCGCATTTTTCGCAGATTGTTCTTATTGTCATCTTCATCACTCCTTTGGCAGTTCTCCCGAATCTCTGTATCTGCATTCGTTACAATACCAACTCTGTGATCTATTCTTGAGGTGGCATCCTATGGCGTCACCATTCGTGTTTTTCTCAATTTCGTGTTCCCATGATGGATGGTGTTTCCATCCCGCGCATGTATCTTTTCTCATCTTAGTTCACCTCAGTTTTTCACTATGCTATACTTAGCGGGAGACATATATAATACTTTCCCTCTGATTACCCTATTTAGATTATTCGTGTTACTACGGTATTACTAGAGAACAGAAAAGTATATTCTCGCAGAGGGATTCGCGAGGATTTGCGTTAGATTCGCGCGAAGAAAATCATGATGGCAATAATATAAAATAACGAAACGTTTATA